CCTGATTTTATTGGGTTTATATCAACTTCCATACCGTCAATATTCAATTTGGCATCGTTTAACGCATTAAACATATCATCTTCGCGAGCATCTCCTGAATACTCGACAAGAACATCCAAGTCAGACTTGTTTTTACCGAGTCCAACAGTTCTACTACCAACGACTTTCATTCCTTTTATCTCGTAGTCAAGACCTTCTAATTCGTAATTAGCCTTGAGATCATTGATGTGGGACTGCACCGTTTCGACAACATCTTTCTCTGTCTTACCACCGAGTCCTTGTATTGGTTTATTTTCTTGTGCCTTCACAAACTCCTCCGCAGTCTCATACTTCTTGGCTTCTTCAGCGAGGGGTTGAAGGTTTTTTGGAATTTCATCGGGCGCGAAAGGATTCTTAATAAAACCACCTTCTTTATTTTCAATGTCTTTGGATTTTTCGGCAAGACTTATTGCGCCTTCTACTCCTTGCACAGCTACATCAGTACCGCCTCCAAGAATTGTTCCAAAGAATGTTGATTCAGCGACACCTTCAAAGAGACCTTGATTCTCATCATAGGTTTGCTTCCATGCATTTTCATTTATGGTTTGTAGGGATTCAGTTGTGCCTTCGGTAACTCCTTGTTTAAAGATACTTAAAATTCTATTTGCGACATTTTTTATAAAAGACTGTTTCACTACCTCGGCAACTTTTGCACCAACGATTTTTTTTATAATTCTGAAGGCTGGGACCGATTCTAATATTCCGCCGCCAATGGCGGTATAAACACCTACTTTTTTTGCTTGATCTTCAGGCGCACCTTTATCTATGGCACTTTGATAAGCGGATCCGAAAGCAAGCGATCCTCCTAAAACTCCGGCTCCGATAGTACCTAACACTGGAGCGCCTAATACAGCCAAAGGGACCGCTATGCCCATAGAAGCTAGAGCAGTAGGCGTTGTTTGTCCTAGAGTGGAATAAAAGTACTTTGGATCGCTCCATTTCTCAGCAAATTTCCTTTCATCAGCTATAGGCATATTTTCCCTAGCAAGAGCCTCTGAGAGTTGTTTATCACTATCTGCCACATCTTTTTGTTTAGCAGCAATTCCTTTCATACCAAGCGTGTTATAAAATACTTCATTAGATCGATGTATAAGAGATGAAACGTTAAGTACGCCTGATTGCAATCCGGTTTCTAATTCGGAGGTTTTATCTTTCTGGAATAGTGGAGCAGCTTGACCGGGCAAAGCTTTAGCAAGACCTGTTACTTTATCTATAAAAGAAGTCTCTGGCGCTTTTACAATCGGAACATAACCAGGGGAAACTGTTTCCCCTGGTTTTGTGTATGTTTCTTTACCTGAAAAGAAGCTTTTAATTGAGTTTTTTACACCTGCCCATACGTTACCCTCTTTATCTTTATGAATATCGGGCGGAGTCCAAGGTTCTTTAACTCCTTTATTTTTAGCAGCCATGATCTGAGCATCGAGATATGAGATATTTCCGGCCTTGAGTTCGTTTGAAAGGTACATTTCATACGCTCCGGCGGCTCGGTTTGCTTCTTTTGGAAGCAATTGGAGGTTTGATGGGTCGTTTGATCCGCCAACAGTTAAAGCGATGGCATGGTCGAGTTCATCCGAAGCCGATGCTCCCATAGCGTTTTTGATGGTTTTAACGTCTTTAATTGCCCTAGGACTGTAGTATTCCTCCTTAGTTAGAGCTTTGGGCGTAGTGGGGTCGAACGTGCTTGCTACACGGGTTTTATCAGTCGTAGTGGCAGTATCTTCAGGGTTTCGATACGCGAAAAAAGGCTTACCTGAGATATCTTTTGTATCGGCTCTTCCTATGGTAGCTCCTGATTTAAACTTCTTATAAAAATATGCTGAAGGAGCAGTAGCTGATTCATAGCTATCTACGGTTTTAGGTACGATGGGAGTGTAACCACCGGCACTTGCTTCCTCTGGTTTTTTTATAATAGGTTGATAAGCCATAGTTTTATGATTTCCAGGGAGGGGTTGAGGATGCTTTTAGAAATATATCAGTGAGAGATTTACGTTGTTCAAATGAAAGTCCTGTTTCTTTTTCGAGTACTTCTTTCAGGCCGTATTTATTTATTCCTTCTTCGAGATGTTTTATAATATCTTCTGTGAGATTTACCGCGGCAAGATCTTTAACATTAGCCGAAGTGAATCTCATTTTTAAGACTGGTTTTGGGATTTTTTTAGGTGTTTTCGGGGTAGGGACTTTCTTTTTGGTATTGAGATAAGCTTGGAGTTGTTCTCCTTCGGGTAAACCAGCAATCTCTGGCATGAGTATTTCGAGAAGTCCTGATTCCTTCAAAATGGCGAAGTTCTTTGTCTCACCAGTAAGACCTTTGATATCATCCGTAGGCGATAGAGCTTTAAGGACCTTTGCTATTTCTACTGCAGAATAATTTCCTCCGGCTCCATTAAGAGCCTCAAGTATCTTGCTTGGATCTGTGATGTTTTTAGATAGAAGGCTCGCTATTTCCGAACTGAGAGTTGCTTCGCGCTTCTTCTCCTGCTCTTTTTTAAGTCCTTCGCTCGCGCTTTTCTGAAGTTCAGCTAGTACTTTTTGCCTATTCTCATTATGTTTAGTTATCTCGTCACGTTTCTTGGCGAAAAGATCGTATTGTTTGTTTACTCTTGCTTGTTCTGCTTCGGCTAGGGCGGATGATTGCTTGATAGCTATATCGTTTAGGGCCACAAGTCCTTGTTGTTCAACTGTATTAAGTAATCCTTGGCTGGAGTCTTGAGTAAAACGAGCTTGGCCTGTTCTTAGATCTATGTTTCTGAATGATTCTAAGCTTTTAGTGTTTAATTGTTTTTGAGCTTCTGAGCGGGCGTTCCATACTTGATTGATCGAGGACATTAGGTTAGCTGTAGCTTGATCTATGAAAGCTTGTTGTGCGGAAAAAGCGTTATCAATTTCTTTTCTATCTTCGGCAAATTTATCTGTGGTTGATACACCAGCACTTTTTGGCGTGTAGAGTCCGGAAGATTTATTGTGATCGTAATCAGTTATTTTTCCGCCAAGGCCCACAATTTCTTCTGCGGAAAGACCACCGTTACGGCGATCATTAGCTTCGGCGGATTTTCTAAACTTCTCTTCGTTTATCCTTCGATTGTTATCTTCAACTGAAAGGCGGTTCATGTCACCTGTGTGAATGTCTGTAATATTCTGAACATCATTCTTTGCTTGTTCGGAGGAAATTACTGATACGGGTTTTCGTGTCTCATCTATTTGACCTAGGACCTCTTTATAGTCAGCCGAAGCATATCCTTGCGATTTAAGAGTGGTTTCAGCCGCTTGAGCTTCTTTATATCGGCGAGTGAAGTCCTGTGCCGTTAGTCCTTCCATGTCTATAGTAGGATCCATTTAGCGTAAAAGATTATTGACGTCTATACCAACACAAAATCCATTTGCTCCGGCGGTTCCAGCAGAACTTCCGGCACCAGCCACACCTCCGTTTGCATGACAACTACCAGACCATGTATTTGTAAAATACACCCTTATGCCAAAACCACCTTTACCACCTCCACCTGAGCCTCCTGTACCTCCATCTCCGGTTACTGATGTAGCAGAACCTCCAGCACCACCATCAGCGTTTATGATAAAAGACCCTGCAAAAGTCTTTGCGGCTATGAAAGCTACGTTGCCTGTAGCTCCACCTCCTCCACCTCCTCCTCCGTTATTAGAGTTAGCTCCACCACCTCCGCCTCCTGAGCCTCCTGGACCAGATGTTAATCTGTAAAGACTATTTGATGTTGTTGACATAACAAGAGCATCAAAAATTACTGATAGAGTACCAAGACCATACGGACTACTTGTAGCAAAACTTCTACCCGTGGTTCCGTTTACCGCACCAGTTCCCGGAGTACCGCCTGAAGCATTCACCCCTGCGCCTCCTGTACCGCTCCTGCCAACCGAGAGCGAACCGTGTACATCCATTGTAGATGATCCGATAGATCCATTACCTTTAGATGCCAGCCCACCCGTACCTCCATTAGCTCCTCCATAACTTATAAAGAAACCCGTCGTTGTTGCACCTCCAAGACCTGCAGATATAGGGGGTGATGTTAAGCCACCTCCTTCACCGGGAGTTCCTGTGGCAGTAAAGTTTCCTGTACCAGAAACAGTATCCTTAACAAATACTCTCCATCCACCTGTAACAATCGAACCATTGACGGTTAGATTGTTGTAATACATGTCCCTAGTAAGAGTTGTAGTTGAAAGTGCGGCTACGATAACATCTCCATCAGTTCCTGGACCAAAAGTATTGGATGCTAAAATTGTTGAGGTTGCTATAAAATTGTTATCTATTGTTCCTCCTGATCCGGAAACAATTACTCGATTTGCATTAGTTGATGGATTCCATGTTGATGTTGCAAGAGTGGCGGGAAGAACTAGTCGGCCAAGTGTTCCGCTTTGAGTTGATGCGGCTGCTTCTGCTCCTGTTGCAATTTCAACTGTTCCTGTGGCAGTTTCACCAGCATTACCAATACCACCAAAAAGCTTTCCATCCACATAGTTTCTAGGAACTATAGAATAGGCTCCTACTGGAGATGGCACTATCCAATTACCAGTTATTGTTTCATCACTTTGTTTTACAGCAAACTCAGTAAAAAAACATGGGGAATCTGAGATTATAAATATAGATTGTGCTGGATGTCTTACCGCTAGAGTCGTGGAAGCAGTACAACTTGCGCCGGCTGGAGTTCGTGTGAGTCCACGGGTTACTCCTGTGAGAGCGGCGGATCCATCAGAATTTTGAGTTATACCTGTGAATGAAACAAACTCAGATTTATCAGGAATTTGCGGATCGAGAGTTCCGTATCCGATAGCTGTATTGATATACGCCATTGTATATGCAATGTTTGAAACCGGCTCTTTGAAGCTGGATAGATTTACAGTTGTGTCTGATATTCCAACTGATGCTTTTAATCTGTAAGATTTTCCTCCGGTTGTGTTGAAAGCGCCTAATGAAACATCATTTACAATTTGATTTTGAGGGAGTATTTGAGATTCTGGTATAAAGCCGAACCATGAACCAATACCAATCATCCCAGCTGTGACTATCGAAATAAATTGTTTAAAAAATTCCATATATTTATTGTTAATTATAACTCATTTTCTTAAAAATGTCGGATTATTCTTGGATATTTTGACATTTAACCCAAAGCGTGACAATTCCCAACGTGCATCACTTTCTAAACTATAGACCTGAATTGTGTAATCAAAACAATCTTTTGCCTGAAGAATATTACATATCGCTCGAAACTTCGGTACAGTTTCTTCAAAGTTGCTTTCTTCAATAATTCCATCACCTAAAGGCGCGAGTCCGGGAGCTAAGTCTCCAAGGGATGAAGGATTTATTCCTGTGTAAAAACTAGCAAGGTTTCCCTCTTTACTTACTTCCAATTCTCTAGTGCCTTTGGACCCTTGATAATCGAATAAGACTAGGGCTTTTAGATCTACACCTTGCATCATGAAGCCTTCAAAGTACGCCTTATCAAAATAGTTGAGTCCTTGCGGGCGATTATTGTTCTCATAAGAAAACGTCATTACCACTGAATAAGGCATCTCTTCTCCTGAGGGAACATCATCAAACCATTGACCTGTGTCCCATACTTGATAAATTTGCGGATTTACATTTGAGTATCCATAAACTGTTCCATCAATTAGAGCGAAGCGTGAAATGGATCGTACTTGCGGAGCATGCCAGAATTTTTCTGATGATACAGATCCGTCATTGTTTACTGTTTCGCGAGAGGTGAACATCCAATCTCTTCCGTTGTTCGGCGCGGTTATATAAATTGTGTCCTCTATAGTCTTAAGGTGTCCTCCGGTAAAATCATCTTCAAAGAGTTCTGTTTGGACCGGAAGAGACAATGTAATAGGTTTGATAGTGACTTCGTTTGTGAAAGCTCCCAAAGCTCTTAACTGATGCTTCTGATCTACCCATACGAGATAATCTCCGAAGTTACCTATAAACTCATGCCCTAGGGCGCTGGAGAGTCCTGTGAGGACTTTCTTTTCTACTTTGTTGTAAACGAAAGCTCTGTCAGCGGCTGCGTTAATAGTGTAGGCAAATGTAACATTCGTGTTTGGAGTAATTAGATACATCTCATCGTTGCCGGCAAAAATAACGAGCTGTCCGTTTTTTTCTCCAATTCCTTTTGCAAGATTATCAAGAGTGATAACATCTGGATCCCCAGCGACACGATCACTTGTGTTTTCATAATTTAAAAACCCTAAAGGTTCACCTGATGGGGTTGAATCCGCTGATTGATAAATAAGACGAGATGAATATGAACCAACAAAAGACTGGTTTCCAAAGACTTTAATAAAATCTGGGGTGTATGTAGACGGAAACATCTTTGTAGCACCTCCAGCTGTTGAAAAAACAGATTGAATTGCGACCATCCCTGAAGTAACAGTCAAAGAATCCCCGGATGAATATGTGACTCCGGTAAGAGTTGTTGTTCCTTCTCCACCGGTATAAGTTATCTCTCGGCCATCACTTAACATAACTTTCTTTTCTCCAGCGATAGTTAAAGCAAAACCTTCTTGCGCCCAAGTTGTAGTGCCTTGTTTTTTTAGGGTTGTTTCGGTTGGCGCGGAATCTATAAGAACCATTCCTCCGGACCAGTAAAGAATCCTTGAATCACCTCGGACCATTACAAGTCTTGAAGATTTATCATCTGGATCCCACCATGAATCAAATACGAATCTAGTATAAGTACCGGCAAGTGACTCTAATGTAGAAGTGAGTTTAAGTTCATACCAAACATACGTTCCTGTTGTTACAAGATCTGATTCCACCTCTAATTTTCCACCTGCTACTCGTAGAGTGCGAACGGCACCAAGGTTAGTTTCAAACTCATGTGATGATTTGACTCCTGCTTGAGTCGCATCTACTGATCCTCGGCGCTTTAGTCCCGGACGTGATGCAAGATTGCCGTTTACTTTTTTATATACATTCTTTGAACCTCGAATAAGAAAGCCGGGTTTGAGCTTAGTTTTATCGCTCGCGCTATTGTAGCCCGGAAAGATGTCCCTCATTTTAAATTCAAAAATGTCTTCTGGATTCATAGTTTTGTTTTACCATCTACCTCTACCCGGCTTACCACCGTAGTTAAATACTATTTTAACTGATTGAGAAGGATGTTCTCCGCGGTATTTTCCATATAGACCAATTCTATCTGCTGGATGTGGAGCTGATGTGTTACCGTTTAGTTCAATACCTGCCCATGTGAAGTCATAGGCGCTGTTTTGAGATTGCTGTCCGGCGGCGATAAGATTCTCTCTATGATAAATTTCTATTCCGTCATTATCTAGGACCACTACGTCATTATCATTAGTTGTTCGGCTTATCCATGTCCCTGCGGTATTTTTTAGAAGATACTTTGAATAGTATTTGATATCAAAGTTACGTCCGATTGAAAATATAATGTTATCAACACGAATGTTTACCATGGCCGAAGAGTTTGCGACTGTGATCTGAAATGAATCTACGGTTGTAGGGACCACTGTGCCTGTTTCTGTAGCTGAAGCCCATGAGAATTTTAATAGATTCCATCCTGTTTTAAAGGCTGTCCCGTCTGCTTGTGCTGTCTGAGCGGTTGAGGACCAATAGTTTGCTGTAAGATCGTTTCCCCAGCGTGCTGAGATGCTTGTAGGGGCTGATGGAAGGTATAACCACACGAATATATCCGCCACTTCATCTTCATCAGTAAGATCTAGGGCGGTTTGAGCAGTGTTCTTAATTCCATCTCCGGAAGAGACAAGATCGAACTCTACTGAACCTGAGCCTGATTTCTTGAATATCGTATTGACCTTGACTCCTGTTGCGCTCCCTACGGCGCTCCACGTGCCGTTACCCGTGAGAGAGTCCATTGAGTTGAGAACTTTACCTTTACGTGTTCTCCAGTTGATACGGAGGATTTTAGAGCCTTCTGAGCCTTCTATGGATATAACCTTATTCTGGATTGCTTTAAGTAAGTCGAATTGTCCTGCGGGGTTTCTTACCACCTTATCCCATAACTGCCTGTTGTCTTGTGGAATTAGATCTATAAGCTTTTTAAAGTCTGAAGGTGCGGCGTAGTTATAAACATCATCATGGATTGTCTGAGAAAGAGTTGCCGTCCTTATAGTCTCCAATGGATCTACTTTAGATAAAACCTTATTTGCGGAACGCTCAAGAAGAAGATCAACATCATCAAGATCATCTGCATCGCCGCCATGCAAGAGTGCGCCAAGATTTGCTTTTACTTCATCTATTGTCAATTTGAGTGTTATTAACTTTTAAAACCGCGAAATCCATTCCGTCACTAATACCGTACAGGTTCCGGCTGCTGTAATTCCTTGAACAGATCCTTGAACTACTGGAGTGCCTGGATAATCTTCAAGTGCGAGTGTAGATGATCCGAACGCTGCAATACCTGTTGCGGCTGTGGCTGGAGCATCATTAAAAGCTCTCATGTAAATAAGACCTCCGGTTACAAGAGTACAATTGACCGGCTGAATTGTTGCGGCTAGACGTTTCGTTGGAGTCGATGAGGCTAGTAATCTCTGAGATGTAGTCGTGAGAGTAAAAGCGGTAGAAGAAGCGACAGAGAAAGTTGGGGCTGTTTGATATCCTCCTCCGGCTCCAAGGTTATTTACTACTGAGCTACCACCAAATATGGCAACTAGCGCCATAAGCGCTGCTACTATCTTTTGTTTAAGTGATAAATTGTTCATTTTTAATAATTAACTTATAAGTGAGCCATGCTCGTCTTTGTCCCCATAAAGGGACAAAGTGAGCAAAGCTTTAAGGACAAGTACCGTACTGCCAAAGAACTGATCCATTGGCTGATGTGCCGTTAGGACCTGCTTTTGTAGTGGTAGCTGTATCTGTAAAGACCATTCTGATCCTTGTTGCAGTCGAAGTTGCGGTAGTATTTATACATCCTAGATAGCTCGTTGAGGTTGCGGTGTTTGAAGTCGTAACTGTGAGCGATCCGGTTGTTAAAGTAGTACCGATAATTTGACCTACTGCTGGCGATACGTTGTTCGCGCTGATTCCGTTAGGAAAGCGTGTACCCGATGCACCAAGATCTGCGGCTGGCTGGCTATTACCACCAACCTTCGCCAAAGAGATAATAAGAGCTGTAATTGCTACAAGTCCTATCACTCCCGTAATGAATTTATTCATTTTGGTTAGTGATTAAGTGGTAAATTAAGCGACTGTACCGTTGCTACCGACATAACCGCAGAATGATTCTGGGAAATGAGCTTCGAGGAAGCGACCACGATAAGCATACGAGTCATTTGCTGTGTATTCTGGCAAAATCATGCTCGTATAAAGATCGCGATGCACCTTTCGATTAACCATGTGCTGAGAAGAAACTACGTGGTAAGACGTGTTTGCGTTCGTAGATGTGTTGTACGTTGATCCAAGGAAAATAGATGCTGCAATTTTGACTGCTCCATAAATGGTGTCAAAAATGTTTACCTGATTTTCTCCTGAGAACGGTACAAGTGTTGAATCCATAGTCTCCTTTGCTGTCTTATAAAGGATAAATGGAACAAGTGTACCTTCAAATACATAAGATCCGGCTTCACCGTCCTGAGCCTTCTGGTTCGCAAGAGACTGAACTGAAACCCAAAGTCCATCGGCTGAAAAAACTGATGTCTCAAGATTGTCTACAGTTACACCTTTAAGTGTAGTGTGAGAGTTTGAAGCCAAAGCCTGACCATCCGGAGTTGTGTTTACAGATCCTGTAAACGCATCTCCGTATGTGTTAAGAATTGCCTTCTTATCCTGAGTAAGTCTTGCTCTGTCACCCATCTGTTCACCAATTCGCTGGCGCTTTCCTACCTTATCGGCATGGAAGGCTTCTGAAGAAACAGGAATCTGTTTCGTCCATTTCTGCATACGCTTCGTCTTGGTGTTGCCAATGAAGGTATCAGTGTTTGTAAGTTCTTCTTGCTCATCTGTCTCATCAAAGCCTCCTACGTTGGAATCCTCATCCCAAGTATAAGCAAGTAATGGTTCTGAAGACTGCTTGAAGAAAAATTCGTCATTTGCTGAGAGGTATCCAGGTTGCTGTGTCCTCTGGTACTTCTCGTATGCCACGCCGTCAATCTCCGTTTGTACTGCATCTGGAGAGAGGGCTGTTGTATGTCCACCTTGTAGGTTCATGGCTGTTAAGAATTAAGGAATAATACCGTCAAACCAACTACTAGCTTACGTCGTGTCGATATGCTCTCGCTTCTACGGTTACATCGAGGGTTGAAAGGGCTGTGTTTCCACCAACAATTTCAAGACCTGAAGTATCAGCTGTTGCGCCTTCCTTTAGTGTGTAAAGTGGGCCACCATCTGTTGCTCCGGTTGCTGCATAGTCGATAAGAACATAGTCTCCAATAAGAAGAGCAAGTTCAGTAAGAGTGTCTACTGAAGCTGCTGTTTCTGCCCTACCTCGAATACGTCCAACTGCTGGAACTGGACATGCGCTGTTCAAGAATTGTTCAAGAACGGTTCCGACTGCTGCAAGAAGAGCGTTCTCGTTTGCAATTCCTGCAAAACGATGAGTTCCTATTACTGGGCCGTCTGCCGCTGCAAGCACCACTGTATTAGCCGAAGCCGCTCCAGATGATGATGTTGCTACTGAATGAACTGGTTCACCTACACGAATCTTTGTGCCACCTGCTACGAGGTAACGTGGAAAGATTGCGCAAGGACCAATTACTTTAAGATCTGCGATCATAGATTTTATATATGAATTACGTTGATGGTTTTTTTATAAACCACCGTTGCTGATAAGCGTTGTAATCCCTTTAGTGACTAATTGTCTGTGATGAAAGTTTTCTTAGTTTTCGGATCTTTATTGTAAAACTTTCCGTTAGGGAGTTTTTTCCTATAGATCTTTCTAGCTGTATCAAACGTAAATCCTGCTCTTGTGTATGAAGCCGCATCATTTGTTGATAGTTTTGGTGCGGTTCCTGCAAGTGGATCTTTATGAGAACTTGCTGCATCGTTTGAAGCTACACCTTTCGCTTTCAAAGCACGCCGAAGCTCTGAATTTGTGGATTGTAGTTTCTTATGATGAGCTATCGCATGTGCTTCCTCAAGCTGTTCACGTAGTGAAAGATGAGCGGGCCATGTGCGATTTTTATATATCTCTGCGACAAGCTTGGCTTCCGGTTCGGATTCCGACAACTCAGTAGCTATCTTTACGATGCTATCTTCTTGTAGTTCCTTTTGGGTAACTTGGCGTTCCCGTGCTAGGAGGTTTTGTAGATCCTTTCGAGTTAAAGGCTTATCATCCTCATCGGATTCATCCTCTTCACCGTCTTGATCATCATCTCCTTTACGTTTGCGCTCAGAATCTTTAAACCTTTTGTCTGCGAGTGCTTGTTCAGCCTTTTCTCGCGCTTCTCGCTCAGCTTTAAGTAGACTTTCATAGTCTGGGGTTTCAATGTCCTCGTCGTCAGCTCCCTTATCCTCTTCCTCAGATTCATCATCTTCGGCAGCGGCTGCGGTAGCATCTGCATCTTCCTTAGCTTTTTTAGCAGCTTCGAGCTTAGCAGTTTCGGCTTTTTTTTGTTCTTCAGTCATAATTGTGACATCAGAGTTAGAGTCATCTGTAGACTTATTATCATATAAAGCCTTACGGCATCTGGGTCTCGCCAGTACATAAAAAACCTCCTTTGTGAGGGAGGCTCAACGGATAGCCCGATAGTATTGAATGTCTAACTGGTAAGAGTTGGACCATCCAACAAGATCAAGCGCTCCGTCGAGCCGCCCTCGCTTCTTACCAAGCGTGACGGTTTTCTGTTTTCAATTGTCGATCATCCGATTCAACTTTGTGTCTATAACATTTGTGAGATAAGTTAGAAGCTTTCCGGCGATGAGATCTGCTTCCGTCTTTGATTCCACATATCCACGTTTATAGGCTAACCGCTGTAACTCCGCGAAAAGTATTTTCCACAATCCTGATTCTTTAAACAACTGCGCCTCTGATTTGAGGGCTTTTACTTGTCCAGGACTGAGTAATTTACTTTATGTTCCCAAACACCCGGAGCTTTAATCTTTAAGATATCTTCTTCGGTTATAGTGTTGAATACTTCACCGACTATAAATCGAGCGAGATGTTTTTGTAAGATTGTTTACTCTGATGATTCCATGGTTTATTTTTTACTCTTCTTTGACTTCTTTTCTTCAACTTCCTCATTCGTATCCAAATCCTGCTCTTCTAACATCTTCACGGCTTTAACTTCTCCGGGAAGCTCCTTACCTTCTGGAACTTCGATAAACTTGCCGTTTACTTGATATACAAACGAAACCTTTGGTTTATCAAAGGGCTTTTTTCCTTTAAAATCAAAGAAAGAGCCAGTTTTTACCTTGTCACCATTCTTTCGGATAAGACCGCCAACTTTGTCATACTCAGCCAAAACAGCTGATTCAAGAATTTCTACTTTTGATTCTTCTAGCTCTTCACCATTACGCATCCATTTTCCTTCTAAAAAATATGCGCCGTTTCCTACACCTCCAATTGTAGTACCATCTCCTCGGGGAGTACCGTTTAATGCTCGATCGAGCTTCTGAGCATCTACTAACGTGAATGATTTTATTTCCATATTTAAAAATTATTTTTCTTACTACTAATTTTACTACGCAATTCCAACACTTGCAAGTCCACCTGATAATCCTTTCGTCACAGCTTTATCACCAGCCTTACTATTTGGCACTTCTGGGTTGTTCGGATCAATAGGTTGTGTCATTTGAGGCTTCTGCATAACCTCATCTGCTTCTCCACGTAAGAATTGATACAAAGTCTTGCGTGTGAGTGCTTCAAGAGACACATAAGGGTTGTTTTGCATCTGAGTCATAAGTTGAGAGAACATCGCTTGCATAAATTCTTCATTCTTAGGGAACATACGCTCTGGTTCTACGGTTGTAAGATACTTCATGCGCGCGAAAAGCTCTGGATTGATTCGGTATATCTCCTGATCATTATCTGGATAACCTGTTTGTTCGAGTAATTTATATCCTTCTGATTTTTTCTCCTTATCAGTCATCTCTGCGCTAAGTAGGGTTTTATCGAATTTTAATACCTTAGAGACATTACGTCCTCCTACTGTTTTGTCCTTTAGGATAAATGAGCGGTATTTTAATTTGCTTTGTTCACCGATAATTTCCTCGACTTGAGGAATACTTAGGTGAGTAATAGCGATATCGGCCATAAGTCCACCGTACTGCACGATTGATTCGGCTAGAGTCTTACCAACGCCTTGAAGTAATACCTTTGCGTTACGTTCTGCGATAGCAATACCTGTAGCTTTTTGGCTTGCTTGTGGAAGATTGCCTCCAGTGACATCTGAAATGGATGATTCGTCCATTGATTTTTCAACAACAGCCATAGCGCCGAACATCTTACTAAGATCTGCTTGTGGGAGCATAGCAGTAACCTTGACATCTTTATCGGCAAAGGCGGTAACAGCGTTAGGAAAGATGATATCTGAGTCCACTTTATCGGTTCCTGAGACAGCTAAAGGCATGTTTGTATCAAGAAATGCCCGGTTCATACCTACTTCATATTGAGCATCAAGTAATTGATTGTCCCAATACTGAGAGTTCATCAATGATTTGTAGTAAAAGAAGTGTTCATTAACTCTTTGATATCCAAAAGGGACCACATTATACTTTGGAGCGTTTCGATTATCTCTATGGCGTATAGGATTATTATCTACATCATTATCACCAAGATAAATACCACCAATGAAACATACTTCTGTATCACTTCGGCGGTTTAAATAGGTTGCTTCTTCAACAAGGAAAGGATGTTCATCATCTTTAACATCATAGAACAGTCCTTGATCTGCACTGTAGATTGATTTGGTTCCTGCTTGGACGTATTCCCAATTCTCGTGTTCTCCATACTTTGCTTCTGCTTCGTTTTTATCTATAAAACGGCGTTTGATTAAGTTACCTTGCTTCTGGATGTTCTGCTCGTAAGCGTTTTTAATAAGAATCTGATCGGCGGAATATACTGGAGCTTGAAAACCTGACAGGACTTCGTCAATAATTTCTTTTGAGGTGAATCCTTTATCAGTTTTCTCTTTAATAGTTTGAAAGACTTGAGCGTATTCCCCGCCAAGATAGGTTACTGGATTGACCAACATACCCATAGAGGCCATAAGGAATGAAGATTTATAGTTTGAGTTGTTCACCATCCACTCTGTAATATCACGCATAGCATCAGAAAACCAACGATCTTCTTCATCGTTCTCATTTTGAGCCATGAACATAGGAATGATGTATCCGGCAGTGATCTGAGCATGCATGGCAATAGCCTTATTTCGAGCCTTGGAGCGTGTTCCGCGCCACTTCCATGCTTCTGCTGGATCTTCTATATTTTCGTCTACAAAGGCATTAAAAGTCCTTTGGTCGCGGTTCATACGATCAATAACTGAGAGATCATTAAGCTCTGTCCATGGTCTATTGAGTATTTCAACACCGTCTGAAAAATCTTTTTGAACAGTAGCAGTAAAGTCTTGAATTTCTTTTGAAGGAGTGTAACTAGAAACAGCAGCTTTAGCCGATGATGTATCGCCAATCATAATATTTTATTAAAAATTAGCACATCTTACCATGTGGACTGGATATAATTGTAACATAAAAATAACAAATTAGGTTATGACCGGCGATTATATCCGGAGTAAGTTGGCTTGGTTGTTGTTGATCCGCCTTTAATAATTGAAGCTATCTGATCTTGATACCCGAGGGCATCGAGAACATCATCATGCATACCATTTGGAAACTGAGCTTGTTCTTCTACAAGAGCATCGCATTGACCTTTCACATGGCGAACAGATTTTGTTGCATATCTTGGAATGATACTTCGTATTCTAATTTCCTTTGCGGTTCCTTTATGACTCAATTCAATAATAGGTAAAAATCTATTGCGTTTTCTTTGTTCAGAATCAAGAAATGGTTTCAATCCATCGAGATAAGCCGTTCGTTCAATACCTATTGAAGAATACTTCCGGCGTTCCTGTAGAGCAAAAAGAGAGTCCACAAGTTCTTCCGGACCAATCTTTGCCCGCCATGCGCGAAGATTCCAAAAGTTTTCTTTATCTACTTCGTTATCTACAAAACCACAAAAGTCTGCTTGTGATTTTTTAGACATGGCCGTATCAACAGTTAAATACCTTGCGGTTGATTTTACAGCCAGCTCAGCTTCTGAGATATCAACATACCAATCAGGATTGAACTCTTGTTTCTCAGTGAGAATTGGATTGCATTGGTAAAGTGCGGCAAAGTCGTAAAGTCCGATAGCCACTTTTATCTTTCCAAGGGCTTCGGTTGTGTATCTCTCCGGCCATAAAGCATCACCTATTAGTCTTATACCGTCATTTTCAATTGCTACTGCGGGAAATTTGATAACCTTTGTCATTTTACAAAGATCCTCATCTGCAAGGATTCGTCCGGCAAGATCATCCATGTGCCACCGTGTCATAATAATAATCACTACGCCACCGGGTGAAAGACGAGTGAAAGCCGTTGAAGTAAACCAGTCGTATGTTTTCTCTCTGTATACAGCCGATTCTGCTTCTTCCCTGTTTTTAACTGGATCGTCAATAAGCAATATATCAGCACCACGTCCGGTTATAGCACCACCTACTCCGGCGGCAACATATCCACCACCTTTGTTAGTACTCCACCTACCACGGGCTTTTTCATCTTCTTTGAGTCGTGTATTAAATATATTTTTATAGGCAGGTGTGTCTACTTTATCACGAGCTTTACCACCGAATCCTTCAGCTAGTTCGGCGGAATAAGATGTAATAATAATCTCTTTTTCTGGATTACGTCCCAAGTACCACGTAGGAAAGTCTATGGAACATTGTTTCGATTTTCCATGTCTTGGCGGGACAGTAACAATAAGGATTTTATAATCCCTATCACCAAAAACTTCGATGTGTTCAAGCTCTTTAGCAATCTTTTCGTGATGCCAATTCGGCTTATATCGAGGATCAGTAGCGACCTCAAAATCAACTAGGTTGTTTTTCGCTCCCTCTATTACCATTAGATCCTCTGGCGATAATTCGTCGAGCGATTGTTTCTCGTTGTTCATCATTGAAAATAGCTATATTAAACACACTTGTATCAGCGACCTTTGGACCATATTTTGATTTACCAATACGCTCTGCTACAAACTGTGATACATCTGATTTTATTTTAAGTAGTCCAGTGTTGTGTACAAAAACAGGCTCTTTTTTACTATTTTTTCCTTTACCAATTTTATTAAATATAGGACCAAAGGCTCCCATAGCTTGAGTTTCAGATGGAAGATCTAGTAATTCATTAAGGTTTCTTTCAGCTTTTAAAAGCATAGGGGATATTTTCCCCAGTCTTTCCGCTAGCCAGTCCGGCATCAAATTCATTATGTTTTCAGCATACTCTTTGGCAAAACCAGCTTTCAATGCACTATGTATAGCAATTGAAAATGTAGGACTTTTAGGATTCAAGTAATAAGAAAGAAAAAGTTGTTGTCGGGGATCAGCCACCCATTGATTAGCTCCGTAAGGATTGTTTTTATGCGGTAAAACTGCATCCGTGATCTGAGACTTTGTTTTTGTTTTCTTTCTTTTTACTGGCATAGCTTTTAGTAACCCTTCTTACCTGACTTTGATTTCTTTACTTTCATCTTCTTAGCGTGCTTCATTGGCTTCTTCATCATACTCTTTCGAGCGGCTCCTGATTGTGGCATAAATTTATACGTTATGACCGTGCTTAATAAACGGAACTTTAAAACTGAGAACAAAACTGTGGCGACCGATATCTATAATAAAATTCTTTTGAAAGGTATAAAATTTCATATTTATCCTTTATCGCCATCTAATACTGACTCGAACGCTTTATTCCTATCTGATTCTGCCTCGTCCTCAGAAGCTTTTAACATTCCCTCCTTCTTTGCCCAGTAGTATGAATAGGTTCTGATTGCTTTTGCAATTTCTTCATATCCCTCAACCGGAGATTTTTCGCGGATCTCAGGGATAAGGATATCTGTCGTGATAAGCATCGAAGCAACTGATACACCGTGTTCAACTTCAAGACGTACTACTTTTGCTGGATCTACTACATCCTTTCCTATCTCCAAATTGCCCCCGGCGTTCTTTTGGATCTGATTGTAAGGTGCTAAAAGAGTTTCCGTAAGAATGTTATGTGGAAGCTTGTCGGCGATCTTCTTTAAACAAAGACCTCCACCGGCCACATAACCCTCATCCAGTGCCGCCTTACAAGCAAAGACACCATCTTCTACCTTAAGCTTAAGGTAAAGACCCTCTGCGCTCGTTGTGGATCCTACACGGATGACTCCAACAGCAGATGATAGGCTTGCAATACGCTTCTCAAGTGAAATGCGAGTGATATCATTCCTAGATTCTTTAATCTGTTTTTTTAGAATGTCACACCTCTCCGATATCAAGGTTCCTGTTCCTCGTTTTATTAGTTCACCCCTACCTCCCAAGAGAACTGCATCCTCCCGATTTTCGGTATCCTTAACTACTATTTTACCAGCAAATCCTAAGTCTGTCACTGTGACTGTTTCTAGTTTCTTTCCAATTTCCTTATCAATAACTGTTGCGCCGGTATAAACAGCAAGATCTTCTAGTTGTTCAGTTCGTAGAGCTGGACATTTTATCGGATAGCACTCCATACCATTTTTTGTAGTTTCAATAAGAGACTTTATAACCATCGGAGAAAAGTCTGGAGCAAAAAAAGCTATCCTTGGTACTTTCACTCGATCTAGGATAGCAACCACCTGCCATGGATTATCCAATTTGTAGTTAGTTATCAAAACTGCTGTATCCTCGACGATCATTTCAAATCGTGCGGGATTATTTACAAATGCTTTTGATCCTACTTTTGAAGGGAATCTCATACCACGAATAACTTCTGTCTCCAAAGTTCTTTTATACCCCTCAGTAACGTCCACGTGGTTATCCATGAAGTTTCCAGCGCCATCTCGACCAATCTCCCATATAAGCTTTGCAACACTCTTAGCGGCTTCCTCATCTTCCTTACCTATTGAAATAATAGCGATCTTCTCAAGATCCGCGAGAGTTTTAATAAGCTTTGCTTGAGCCTTAACTTCAGCGATAACTAAATCTTTAGCTTCTTTCATCTCTTGTCTCAGCGCCCGGACACCTTTACGAACAGGAGTTTTGGAGCTTATAAGGCTGGCAGAAGGCACATCTTGTTCTGAAATCATACCAAACACTCGATTTATAAGATCACCGGCAATCACGGCGGTTGTAGTCGTGCCATCACCTACAAGCTCATTTGTCTTTTTAGAGCCTTCTTTAAAAGCATCAGCTGCTAATCGTTCATGTTCATCTTTGAGTCTTATATTCTCACTTATCGTCACACCATCATTTGTATTTCGAGGACCACGATTGCCTGTTCGAGGGAGGATCGCATTCTTTCCTTCCGGACCAAGAGTAAGTTTTACTGTGTCATAAACCTTATTTACTCCCGCAAGGATCTTTTTTCTTGCCGCTATACCAGTAAGAACTTCTGTTATGTCTGCCATTTTTATTATTTTATTTAATAAATTATTATATTTATATACTATCACACTTTGTATAACTTGTTATAAAAGATTGACTATCTTTGTGTATGTGCTAGTATTATCTTGTCCCACAAGGACACAATAAATATATATATCTAGGTGCTGGAGGACCCCATTTCACCGGTTTAAGTCGCCTTAGGGCGATTTTTACTTATCTTTTATTTCTCTCATATATTTAT